TATTTGCTGATTCTACTGTAGATACTGCTACAAGTAGTTTAGTTAGTGATGCTACATCAGACGCAAATACCGGTGCAAAAGCCAAAGGCTCGGGGTTAGCTACAAATCTTACTGCTGGGGTTACAGCAGCTTTATTTGCTGATTCTACTGTAGATACTGCTACAAGTAGTTTAGTTAGTGATGCTACTTCGGATAGTAATACTTTAGCAAAATCAAAAGGAGCAGGGGTAGCTAGTAGTATTACATCAGGAGCTACTTCATTATTAGCTACAGATACGACTACAATGAAGGCTATGATTTCTTTAGTTTCTAAGTCTACTGCTGAAAATACTATTAAAGCTTACGAGGCAGGTAAATCAGCGGGCAATAATGTTATTGATGGTATTGGAGCTGGTATAAATGATGATACAAAGCAAGCAGGGGTATTTAGTGGTATTAAAGGTTTTGCTACTAATATAATTACTAACTTTAAAGATGTTCTAGGTATCCATTCACCATCAAGAGTATTTAAGTCAATTGCAGCATTTATACCTGAAGGAGTAGCCATAGGGGTAGAATCAAACGCTAAAGTTGCTACTACTGCTATCGGTAATATGTGTTCATCACTTTCAGGAGAATTTGAAAACAGTCAGTTAGATACCAACTCATTAATACCAGTAGGTAAATTTGACGGTATGTATGATTCTCTGATGAGACAAACTGATATGGCTTTTGATTATGTAGCTAGTAAGTTTGATAACCTAAGAGAAATGATTAACTTACAGTCAAGTCTGGTAGTAAACCCATCAGTTAGTAGAGCTAATCTTGAAGCAGCATATGCTAGTGAAGCTAGTTCAGCAGGGGTAGTTAACTCTCTTGGAAGTATTTACTCTAAGCTTGTTACAAGTAATCTTGGAGGAAGCAATAAACCTGTTCAGGTTAATGTTTATCTTGACCAGAATAATAAGTTATCTAGTTATATTATAAATACTGTTAACGGAAACATCACAAAGACAGGTAATTTCTAATGGAGGTGTTTTGAATGTCTTTTAATAATACTGTTATGCAATTCCAGAATGGTCTTATTGTAGGTAGAGATGGTGGAGTTATTCCACCATCAACCTACAAGGTATCTACAAGTGATGTAGATTTAGATAGTAAACGTTCAACAGCTGGTTATCTTACAAGAAATCGTATTCGTGGAGGAAATACAACAGCATACACTTTAGAGGTATCTTGGGATAGAATTAGTTGGGAACAGTTGCAGACACTAATAGCTGCAGGAGACGCAGAATCGTTTACCGTAAAATTTCTTGACCCTAAGTCAAAAGGCGGTTACACTACAAAGACTATGTATCGTCAGGCTGATATGGAATATACGATGATTAATATTTCAGGGTTAGATGATGCTTTTTGGTCTACTACTATGTCATTTGTAGAGTTTTAGGAGGGGTAGTTATGTATAATGTTTCAAACTATTATAAAACCAAAATAGAAAGTAAAGACCCTCATGTTTTTACATTCAGAATAAATGTAAGAAAGTCAAGAAAGTCGGATATTTTAGCAACATTAACTGAATCAGACGTCGAATCTGACTCTATAAAAATAAGTAGGCAGGCAACTAGTAATAACTACTTTACAGTAGGTGGAGTTTGTTCTGCTAAGTTATCTCTAATTTTAACAAACAAAGGGGTAGCCAAACTAGATGCCTTAGGTTTAATAAGTAAGAATATGTGTTTTGAATACATAGAATGGCTTAAAACAGATGACCCAAACCAGTCAACTACTGATATTACAAAAAATACAGATAATACTGAAAATACCAGTGGTAAGGTTCCTTTTGGCTTCTTTTATATCAACACGATACAAAATACAGATTATAACTGCTCTTTGGAGTTGTATGACGCTATGTTAGCTTTCTCTGCTGATATTACTTATAACGACGGAATTATACTCTCACAAGGCTTCAGAACTATAAAAGAGTTATTAATGTTATTTTGTGAATCATGTTCTAATGATGTATATGATTTAACTATTGCAAGCGATATAGAATCACGTATTGCGAATAATAAACAGACTTTTTCCGTAGGTAATGACGGACAAATTGACTCTTATAGAAATGGTTTAGGTTATTTGTCAATTTTAGCTGGTGGTTTTATAATAATTAACAGAAGCGGTGATTTAGATATTGTTCACTATAATAATACTATATTAGCTTTGCTAGATGAAAATGATGTAGTCGAATGTAAAATGTCTGAGGCTGAATTTGAGCTTAATGGGATTTCTACATCAGTAGCTGGTTTTGATTACAGGGTAAAAAATAAAAACTCAGGCTCTAAACTTGCTATGATATTTTTAAATGAAAACCCATTTCTAAGGGGTATCCAAGAAGCTGACGCCAAAGAGTTAAATACAGCTATAAAAACGTCTATAAATAATGTTTTAACTGCTATACAAGGTGTTAAGTTTGACGGAGGAGATATTGATGCTATAGCAAGACCTGAGCTTGATTTGGGAGACTGTATTTCTATATCACGAGCTATTATAGACTACGATACAAGAGAGGTATTGACAAAGCAGTATAAATATGTTATACTATGTAGCATAGAGCATAGCTTTTATACTTATGATTCTTTATCTTGCAACAGTTATAACCTAGAGGAGTCATATACTACTAAAGCATCATCAAGTTTTAAGACTTCTTCAGGAGGCGGTTCAGGCTCTGCTGTATCATCTTACTATAGTTTATATTTAACAAAGGATATAAACTTACAGGCTGGAAGGCAAGTTAAACTATTTAATGTTCTGTTACTATTAAACAAGGGTATAGGAGCTATGGCAAGTTTCGTTGCTATTTGTAATGTTACAGGGGTAGGTAGTATACAATTTGATATTGTTTATGACAACGTAACACATCCTATAAAACCTAGATACACATTAAGTAATGAAGGTTACTTCACTGTATCATTTGATATAGGTCTTGACGCAGTAGATGAGGACATGCGACATTCATTAAATATTTACATTAAGTCAACAGATACCGCCGAGTTATCTATTGCTACTTTAGATTCTCAGTTAGTCTTAACAGCTTCAGGAGTTAAATCAGCTGAGCCTATATGGACAGGTCGCTACGAGTTAACAGATGAAGTTAGCCTTGTAACATTTGATAATGTTATTAATGTTTTAGGTTTCACTGAGCAAGCATCAGCAGGCTGGTCTGAAAAGCCTAAGTATTTAGAGTTAACGGCAACAGAAGCTGTATTACACGGAACAGCTGAATTAAGAAGTAATTCAGAAGCAAAATCTGGTAAGGATATTGACTTTATAGGCACTTATCCAGATAATGTAGCTGAATTTGACTTTACTTTGAGTGACCCAGTATCAGCAACTATAACATTTAAAGCTGCTTCAAATGGGGGTAGATATTTTAATATATACATTGATGATACTCTAGTGAAAACAGATTTAAGAGTTGACTCAGGAAGCTGGACTACGGGTAAGATATATAATGTAGTAAGTAATCATAGCTTTACAAAAGGAGCACATACTATAAAGTTTGCAAGAGGTTCTGGAAGTGATTCGCCTTTATTAGATTATGTGTTTGTAGATTGGAGATAGAGATAGGAGGCATGCAAATATGTTAAAAGGTAAAACGACTATACAGTTATTTGACGCAAATACAGGAGAGCTGACCGATGAGGTTAGCTCAGAAAACATGGTAACTAATGCTGTAAAAAATGCATTAGGTGGTATATATAACCAGTTAGCATCTGGTGACGCTTGGGCTAGGGGTATGTCTTATCTTGAAGGGATATACGCATTACCAAAAGGAAAAAATTTCGCACAGGCTTTATATGGAGGAGTTTTAGTATTCTCTAAAGCTATTGAGGAAGATGTAAACCATTGTTTACCTAGTATTGAAGAGATTAAGTCTTGTATAGGCTGTGGAAATCAGTCGGCTTCTAATACAGGAAACTCCTTCAGGGGTAGTATAAACTCAGCCGAGTCTGTAATCGGTGCTGATTATGCTAAGTTTGTTTGGGATTTTAATACAGACCAGTGTAATGGGGATATTGCAAGTATATGTTTGACATCTGATAGAGGAGGAGCTGTAGGCTACGGTTGTGATTCCAAGTCTGTAAACCTAGCAGGTCTAGGCTTCTGTAATCTAAGACAGAGTTGTTTTTGGGATTTGAGTAATGATGAATTAACTTATAGTTACCCAGGTGCTTTGTATAATGCAAAAGGTTGGAATAGTAATGGAGGTAAATGTGCATACATAGATGGTGATTATTTACACGTAATTTACGGGGGTAGCGATACAAAGCAGTCTATTGATAAGTTAACTTCAAAGGCTAAGTTTGGTATTGGTCTTGTTGATGGTTTTAACTACGGAAGTAATCCTACTACAGAGACTATAGATTCAGGGGTAGCTGTATATAGAGATATTGGTTGCACTAATACAAAGGGTTACTCTTTCTGTAGAGATGGAGATATATCTAAAACAGAAATGAAACTAGTTAAGTATAGTGGTAACGGTGTAGCAAGTCGTATAACTATTCCAGTTCAAAACATTAACTCAGCTATAGCAAATTATTATGGAGCATCTGGTGTAAGTAATTATTTAAATAGTAAGTCAAAAGTTATTCATAATGATAAAGTTTACTTCATGACAGGTAACTTTAATCAAGCAGATTTAGCTACGTATCCGAATAAGTTAAGAGTTTGGGTATTAAGTTTTGACGGAACTTACACATATAAAGATGTTAATGTAAATGATAAGTTTGTAAGTTTGTTTGCAGGAACTACACAGTTAGGTAAATATGCTGATGGTGATTTAGGTGGAAAATTCTTCAAATACAGGGGTAGTTTATGTTATGTAGCGAAGGATGATACAAACGGACATGCTTGTTTCCTAATTGACGATGATGGAACTATGGAGACTAAGGCTATTATGTTTATGAATTCAGACTATCTATTTACACTAGCTGGTTATGATACTGATATCTTTGCACCTAGTCCTTGGATAGAAAATATAATGCATGTTAATAGTTCAGATTTTCATTTATATGTTCCACAGTTAGTATCTGCCTACTTAGGCACTATAAATAATCAGGATACAGTATTAACAAAGACAGCTGATAAAACTATGAAAATCATATATACATTAACACAAGCTTAGGAGGTAAAATTATATGGATAAAGTTTTTGTATTACTAAAGTCAGGTTTTACAGTTGTAATATCTGCTATTGTAGCGTCATTAGGAGGTTTTGACTCAGCACTTGAGTTACTGATTTCATTGATACTTGTTGATATGTTATCAGGGGTAGTATATGCTATCATGCAGAAGAATTTAAGCTCGACTGAATTTCGTAATGGAATTATGAGAAAGCTGTTTATTTTTGTAGCTATTTTCATAGCATTGAAGGTTGATTTGCTACTACTAGACTTATGTGAAAAAACACCAACGTTTTGGGGTATCTCTCTCAGCATACGAACATTAGTCGTTATTTGGTTCTGTATTGAGGAATGTATAAGTCTTTTAGAAAACCTAGCAAACATAGGTGTTCCTTTCCCTAAATGGATTAAAGATATATTAGTTCAAGTTTCTGATAGTGTTAGTAATTCAACGCCAAAAGAAGTTCTTGAGTATATAAAGAAGTTTATCGGTAAAAAAGATGATGATAAATAGCGTGTTTGTATTGACATTTTCTTAGTTTTATGTTATACTTATCACTGTAATAAGTTAGGGCTTTGCCCGTTCTTTCTCATTTTACTGTCCCCCTTAGATAGGTGGGGTGCATTACAAGTTTGTAGTGTGCCTCACTTATTTTTTTGCCTTTATAAGGTATTTTTCTGTATTTGCAATATCAAAATATATTTTGTATCTTCAGGGGTAGTGGATATTATCTTTTATGTTTTATAAGGTATTTTTCCTACTTACTGAGATGGAATTATATTTTATAACTTTGAAAGAAGTGAGTATGAAAAATATGTTTTGTTAGTTTATTTTTCACTTATCGAAGTTAAAAATATATTTGGTATAATTGAATATCGGATTTGTCAAGTGGTCTTAATCGCTAACCGCTCACGAATATTAAAATTATAAAATGTGAGATTCCACTTAGCAAACTTGATATGAAGTTATATTTATTAACAAAAAAAATATTTATATTTTAGGAGGACAAAAATATGAAATTACAAGACTTATTACAAAACAAAGAAATAAGAAAGGAGCATAGAAGTATTGCTATGTTCAGTGAGATGGATAATCTCGTAAGCCATGTTATTACTGTAAATGATACAGTTTTAACATATGGTAGTGATACCAACGAAAGAGGTATCACAGAATGCAGTTATTATCGTGAAGTAAATATATCAGGGGTAGTTTTAACCTTGAAGATTTACTTACAGGCTTCAGGGGATAGAGTATATTATCATAGTTGTAGTATACTTGATGACGTTCTTGGACTGAACATTTTCAGTCCAGATGAATATGAAAAGTTTACTTGGCTTAAAGAGTCTTTACTTGATGAAATCAATTCGTGGTTGACTTATCAGATTGATTATATCAATACAAAAACATGTGATATTGAACAGGAAGTATTAAAGAATCTTATTTCTTTATACAAGTTTAATGTTTGCGAAGATGAACCTTGTAAGTATTAGGTTAATTTCTATGAACCAGATATCAAAATATATTGTTTATAAATGGTAAAGTAAAATTACTTATTATCATCTTCAGTTAAATAACTTTTGTTAGATGTTTTTACTGCTTCTGATATCAAAATATATTATTTATAAATGAAATGGAGGTATTTGAAATGAAAGCATTAATTAAATTTTTAGGAAGACATTGGATTTGCACATTGATTTTGATTACTATTGTTTTTGCAGTAATTCTACCAAATTTAGCTGATTTACTTCAATCAGGGGTAGCTACTTGGATTGAGAATTTATTTTAAAGGAGGGTATTAAAATGACAGAGAACGATTTAAAATCAAAGTTGTTTATTGATGGTTTAGGTAAAATGAGTAGTCTTGTAGAGAAGACTGAAGGTATTGAGAGGTCTTATGAGTTTACACAGAGTAAACTTCTAAGCGAGGGTATTTTCTTTGAAGAAAAATCCGATGTAGTATACAAGGTAGCTAGAGATTATGATACAGTAGCTTCTGACTATATCAAGTGCCTTAGAAAAGAGCTAAATGAGTTGATGAAATTATCATCTGAGATTATTTTAGGTTCAGATGTTGATTTAAATAAAGTTTTAAATAAATAGTATTTAGGAGGATTTAAAAATGAGAAGACAGAGTGAAACTTTAAAAATGTTAGGAATTATCGATGCAGGAATGCATCGTGAGTTTAATGAAGACAGAACTTTCTGTCAGGCAACTTTTGAGTTGTCCGATGGAATCTACCATGTAGATTCAAATTTCAATATAAGAGAGGAGGACACATCAGCTAGGGGTAGTTCTTACTTGCCTTTGCATTTTTGCAAGGGCGGTATTTATCCTGAAGTTTATATTTCAGGGATGCCAATTAAGCTGTATGTGTTGACAATGATTGCAACTGATGACAGTGCTTTTGAAAAGTATCAGAGTGGTTTGGAAATCAACCATACGGTTATTTCAAAGGTAAGCCCTAAAAAATTAAATATAGGGCATAACAACTTCTATGACAAGGAAGTTATTATAACTACAGCTCCAAGAGAGGAGCTAAGTTACAACCCAGCATATCTGGAGTTCGTAACCAGAGGTGAGAATGTTCGCCATGGTAAGTTCATTAAGGACTTTGCTTTATACGATACTTATGTGTCAGCACATGATGTTGACACATTAAGAGGTATATTGATTCCTTATGACCCAAGCCTATCAGATAGGCAAGACGATTGGGTGAGATGGAATCGCTCAAAAGTTGAGCAGTTCTATAAAAACAAAGGGGTAGATAAGCAGGTATTGTTTTAGAGGGGATTTTCCCCTCTATCGATTAAAGGAGGTTATTAAATATGTACAGAAAGCTTATAGAAGACTTAATATTCTACTCTTATGAATGTAAGAAAGGTCTTGAAAATATTGAATTCTGTTTTAAGGATTCAGATGATTTTGAAAACTTACAGTTAGTGGCTAATAATCCAATAAGTGTTTGGGCTACAGAAGATACTTCGATTGTAACAATAAATCTGACTAAAGGTGCAGGTTTAAGGTTGTTAACACCTAAAGATTTTGAATACAATTATTTAGGGGTAGACCTAAATGATACACAAACTGTTGTATTGTTTAATGTAGACGGAAAATATATGATATACAATGATACACTTTCAGGTATTGAGTATAATGTTGACAGTTTTGAGTTAAACATATATTTAAAAGAAACAGACGTTTATGTAAAGTAAATAATGTATAAGTTTTATAATAAACAATTCTAGTTTGACCAGCAATGTTAAGTTGCTGGTCTTTTTTTGATATTTTACCCATACATAAGTTTTAAAGTGGTATTTATTATTTAAACCTAATAAATAATAAACTACTAAGGTTATAAAAAATAATCTAATATTAACTAACTATCAAGATTAAACTTGATATAAAATATCCTGTATTGACATTATAATAGTAATAGAGATAATTTCGTATACAAAGAGTTAATTCTAACGACTCTAACAAGTTTACTCATGTCAGCCATATAACAAGCAAAACAGTCATCTACTTTAAACTTAATGAATATTTGACTACATTGAGCATCTCTCATCCTTTTCTGCTCGATACCGTCATATCTTGGTATATAGTTTATAAATAGTCAGGTAAAGTAATTTCGTATACAACGAGTCATCTCTAGCGATTACGGCATACTCCGAGCAGTTCCGTTAAATAAGGTATTGACTTTTTAAATTGAAAGAGTTATAATCATTATATAAATTAGTCAAGGAGGTATAATAATGAGTATTTCCAAGTTAACAAACTATACAAGGATTTCACCTAACAAGACGAGTCCACGTGACCATGCAATCGATACTATCACAATTCATTGCATGGCAGGAAATTTATCAGTAGAAACATGTGCCAATGTTTTTGCACCATCAAGTAGACAGGCTTCAAGTAATTATGGTGTAGATTCTAATGGAAGAATCGGTTGCTATGTAGATGAGGCAGACCGTTCATGGTGCAGTTCTAATCGTGCTAACGATATGAGGGCTATTACAATTGAAGTAGCCAATGATGGAGGAGCCGATACAGGTTGGCATGTTTCAGGGGTAGCAATGAGTTCTCTTATTAAACTTGTTGCAGATGTTTGTAAACGTAACAATATCAGCAAGTTAGTATGGTCAGACAGTAAAGATGACCGTATCAATCATAGAAATGGTTGTAATATGACTGTTCATAGGGATTTCAAAAATAAGGATTGTCCAGGAGCATATTTAATGTCTCAGATGCCATATATAGCAGATGAGGTAAATAAGTTACTCGGTGTTTCAGGGGTAGTTCCTCAGCCATCGGCTCCTCAACCTAGCAATCCAAATAAAACTTTGGATGAGGTTGCAAGAGAAGTTATTGCAGGAAAATGGGGAAATGGAGAAGATAGAAAGAGCAAGCTTCAGGCAGCTGGTTACGTTTATGAAGTTATCCAGCAGAAAGTAAACGAGTTACTTGGTTCTTCTAGCAAGCCAGCTCCAGCACCAACACCTAAACCTAGCAAGTCTGTAGATGAAATAGCCAGAGAAGTTATTAATGGAAAATGGGGAAATGGTAGTGAACGTAGGTCTAAACTTGAATCTGCTGGTTATAATTACTCAGCTGTGCAGGCTAAGGTAAATGAGCTTGTTTCAGGGGTAGCTTCTTCCAAACCGTCTTTGAAGTCTATTGATGAAGTAGCCAGAGAAGTTATTAATGGAAAATGGGGAAATGGTAGTTCTCGTAAATCACGCCTTGAGGCAGCAGGCTACAATTACAGAGAAGTTCAGTCAAGAGTTAATGCTCTGCTTAAATGATGAGTAGCCTATGTATAATTGGGAGTTAGATAACTACTTTCAAAGTGTAGATTATAAATTCAATAATTTTTACGATTTTGAGTGTGTCAGGGGTAGTTCTCCTCAAGTCAGGTTTAACCTTGACTATGAGGACGACTACGAAACCTGTTTAAATGTATTCACTGATGCTGTAGATTACAATTGGAAGATACATATACTTAAGCAAAATAAATAGTTTATTTTAAACAGAGGATAAAGGCATCCAACCAGGGGTAGTCTTTGTCCTCTTTCTAGTTAGGAGGAAGAATAATGGCAAAACAAATATGTTGGACTAAAAAGATAGTCGAAACTTTTATTGAGGAAGCTTGTTTAACTAAAGAAGAACAGGATATACTTCGCACAAGGGTTGCAGGTCTTACAATATCAGAACAAGCAGAGAGATTTAATATTTCAGTAGGCAAGGTTAATAGGATTATTAAGAGACTAAAGTGGAAATATGATAATGTTCAAAAATACTGTAAAGATTTGCCACTCCGCAAAATGAGTGCAGCTGAATTGTATATGGATACACATTAGGATGATACTTTTTTGATAGTTTATTGTTATTTATTTTGCATTAAAGTATAAATATGTTGGTATAATTAGGAGAGTTAAGTGGTATTGATTAACTCTCCTATTTTTGTTATACTAGGGGTAGATGAAGAGGTCTTAGGAGGTTATTTTCCAATGTTTAATAATTTTCAACAAAATCCGAGTTTTAATAATTACATCCCATATAATAGTTATACTGCCAATTTAGCTCAGCAAAATTCAAACTTTAATAATCAAAATTTTCAGTCGCAAACAAATATAACCTTTGTAAATGGTATTGAAGGTGCTAAGGCTTTTCAGCTTAGACCGAACAGTAGTGTATTGCTGATGGACTCTGACAACTCTAAGTTTTATGTAAAAAGCACAGATAACCTTGGTATTGCCAATATTACTTCATACAGCTTTGTTGAAGATAAAAATTTACCAGCTGAAAACGTAGCTGCAAGTCAACCGAGCGATACCGGCGAACAAAATACAAAGTTATATGATGAGATGAAAACTAAAATTAGTGAGTTAGAAGCTAAAGTTGATGAATTACAAAACAAGTTAAACGAAGTTCTTTAAGTCAGGAGGTATCGCGATATGTCAAATCCATTATTAGGTCTTTCAGGGGTAGCCAGTCAGAGACCAAAGAGTATTGTAGAGCAGTTTAGGGATTTCAGGGGTAGCTATTGAGTCTACCTCTATTTTATTAGGAGGTTATTTTTTATGTTAGAGATTTATATGGAAAATGCTAATGGTGTTGCTACATCGTTAAATGAGGCTATTGTATTTAATACTAAAGTATTACAGACAGGTTGCACTGCTACTGCTAATACACCTACAAATACGGTCAGACTGAACAAGGCAGGCTTTTATTCTGTTCATATTGACGCTGTAATCGCAAATAATACTGCTGAGGCAGGTCTTGTAGGCATTCAGTTATACAACAATAATAGTGAGGTATCTAATGCTTATACTGCTCAGACGTCTACTGGAAACACTGATCTTGTTGCTGTAGGCTTTGATACTATCGTTCAGGTTCGACCAAGTTGTTCTGTAATCGATAATACTGCCAACTTACAGTTTAAGATAGCAAATAATAATGCTATGGTATATTTTGCTAATGTTGTAGTTACTAAAATTGCTTAGTATTGGAGGGGTAGTTATGCATGATATTAAATCTATGGTTCTTAGTGAACTTGAAAATTTTAAAGTTACAGGTATTACAATGAAGAACTTATCTTCTCTTGGGGCTTTAATCGATATTTACAAGGATATTTGCAATATTGAATATTGGAAGTCTAAAGAGGAGCATTATAAAGCTGAAGATGATATCTCTGATGATATTGGTAAACTTATGAGGTTGAGTGAGCAGTTAAAAACTACAGATAGTGTTGCTGTTCAGGCTGATTATAATAAATTGGTTATAGATTTATTAAATAAAGCAAGTGATATTCGTGGTGCTTTAAAGTCTGCTAAAATGAGTAGTCCAGATATGGAAAAGTATGATATGATTTTCAAATAAGATGATTTCAACGTATCGGGGGTAGTTATATCGGTCTTTGCCTATTTAAGGTGATGACCGATATTTTTTTGTTGCCATAAGTATTTAGTTTAGTTTGTGTATGATATTTGTTAGGTTATAGATTAGTTATCTAATATAAAACTATTATATGACTTGACAATCCTTAAGTTTTAGTGTATAATATGAGTTGAAATAGGACTAAAATTCTTCAAATTGTATCATATTGTCTTGATATGTATTATTTTATCCAATATTGTTCGTCTTTGACCGATACTGTTATGGTATTTCAATATTACTTTTCAGTAATATCATATATAAACTACGAACATTACTTGTAAGTATTGATTTTATTTATGGAAGGAGTAAATATAGTATGGCTAAATTAAGAAATGCTCGAATGGAAAAGTTTTGTCAGTTTATGGCTAGAGAAGGTTGTGACCCATCAGAGGCTTGTTTTAAGGCAGGTTACGGGGTAGATGCTCACCCTCGTTGTGACTCATATCATGCTATGCAGGGTTCGAGATTAATGTGTCGTAAAGATGTTGTATTTCGTATTCAGGAGATTAGGGACGGAGTTTGTATTGAGGAAAAAGATAAACGTGAAACTATGATTGAGCGTTTGTATAAAATCATCAATTATAATCCAGCTAAATATATGCAGGTATATCAGACTTGTCTTGAAAATGGTAGAACTGTTCAGGATACGATAATCAAAAAGGACTTTACAGACTTTACAAAGTGGGATGAAGATGATTTATCTATGATAGACCATTTTGATAGTCGCACTGGAAATCCTGTATTCATGGACAAGAAGTGGGCATTTGAAAAGTTACTTAAGATTCTTCAGCTTGATGGAACAGATAGAGGGGTAGACATTCAGGATATCCTTTCATTATTTACATCAGCAGGCTTGAGACTTGGACGACCTGAAGATGTTCAGGCTATGTTACAAGAGTCTGATGAGTCAACTACAGAAGATGATGACTTTGACGATTTAGATGATTTTGAGGATGATGATGAGTAATGTATACACAATCAGTTGAAATAAAACCTTTCAGTCAGAAGTATATTAATTATTATTATCGTTGCCTCTCCAATACCTATAATTGTCTTGAGGGAGCTTACCGAGCAGGTAAAACGGTTATTAATATTTATAGTTTTGCTAATTATCTTGAGTATTGTAAGGATAAAATACATTTGGTTTCAGGTGCTTCAGCTACTACAGCAAGGTTAAATGTAGCTGATTGTAACAATTTAGGCTTAACTTCTATCTTCAGGGGTAGGTGTAAATCAGGTAAATATGAAGGTAATGAGTGTCTCAAAGTAAAGACAAAGACAGGTATTAAAATTGTAATCTTTGTTGGTGGTGGTCAATCTGATAGTTATAAACGAATACAAGGTCTTTCTTTTGGTTCTTGGTTATCTGTTGAGTTAGCTAACCTTTATATATCAGATGATGAAAAAGACTTTGTAGCTATGGCACTTTCTCGTTTAACCCAATCACATGATAAAAAAGTTTGGTGGGATTTAAACCCAGTTTATCCAACACATAAAGTTTACACAAAATATATTGATAAGTTTTGTGAAAACAAAAAGGTTAAAATGAACTTTATGAAGTGTAGTTTGTTTGATAATACTGCATTAAATGAATACCAAAAGCAAGAATTGTTAAATACTTTCCCAGATAAAAGTAGCGTTGAGTATCAGAGGGGTATCCTCGGTAATCGTGCTTGTTCTGATGGTATGATATTTACTCTATTTGCTAAAGATAGTAGTCCTTGGGTATTAAATGATTTGAATGAGGCTCTGAAAGGTATTACTGTTCAGTTTATAAGTATTGGAGTTGACTTTGGTGGTAACGGTTCTAATACTGCTTTCTGTGCTACACTTATCTGTAATAACTATCATCTTATCGTTCCTTTCTTTGATGATGAGATAGATATGAAAGGTGGTAACTCTGACGTTGTAGAATTTCATAATCGCTTTAAAGATTTTCTATTGACGGTTATTTCTTTCAATTTAGGGGTAGTAAGATATGTTTACGGTGATTCAGCAGACCCAGTTATGATTAATGAGATTAGGTCTGTAATCAAAGAGTTATCAATGTATAATCAGATTAGGGTTTTGAATTGTCAAAAGCATACCATTAAGAAGCGTATTACAGCAAAGCAGTCTATGCTTGCTAGACGACATTGGCTTGTTAGTAAGTCTTGTAAGTTTGTTATCGGTTCTACTGAGCATCAAGTTTGGGATAGTAGACCAGGACATGAGGATGAACGTCTTGATAATGGTTCTGTTGATATTGATATTGCCGATGCTGAAGAGTATAGTTGGTCAGCTTTTTTGGATAAGATAATTAAGTATTGTAGTTAGGAGGTCTAATAATGGATTATGGTTCAATTTTAAAATGTATCAGGGGTAGATTTGGTCACTGCTATAATGTTGCCAGCTACTATACTAAAATCGGAGAGTGGCTAGACTGGTATAAGGGCTATATTAAATCATTCCATACTGTTAAGTATAGTAATGGTATTACTACACCTGCAAGGGATATGTTTCGTTTGAATATGGCTAAACGAGCTTGTGAGGACTGGGTTTCATCTGTATTGAGTGAGGACTTAAGTATTGTAGTTAGTTCATCAAACAATAAGTCTAGTATCTTTGTGCAGGGCAGTAAATGTAATGGTGGTGTGTTAGGAAGCAATAACTTTTCTACAATATTATCTGACAATCTTGAGAAAATGTTTGCTCTTGGAACATCAGCTCTTGCTCTTGATTTGGATGGTATTTCTGTTGATACTAATGGTAATATTGTTAGTGGAGCAAACGCTACTATCAAGATTAAGTCTTACAACGCTACAAGGATTATTCCTATCTCTTATGATAATGGTATTATCACCGAGGTCGCTTTTGTTTCCGAGACTAATATAAAAGGCAAGACTTATTATACTGTTAGTTCTCATATCAAGGAGTCTGATGGTTATGTAATCTACAATGATGTTTATAATGCTAACTATCAAAAAGTTAATCTAGATATACCGGTATTGAGTATTATACGAACAAAAAGTATTAAACCTCTTTTTGTAATCTTAAAAACCAATATCGCAAATAATGTAGATTTAGACAGTCCTCTTGGGGTATCCGTTTACTACAATGCTATTGATACTCTTAAAGGTATTGACCAGGTATATGATAACTGTGTAGTCGAGGTTATTAATGGTCGAAGAATCATTATGATGAATAAGTGTTTACTTACTTGTGATGACCAAGGTAAACCTATTGCACCTCAAGATATGCGACAGTCTTTAATGCAGTTCTTTGGCGATGATGCAGATACTTCTATCAATGAGTATATCAAGGATTTTGCCCCAAGTTTACGCTCTACTGAGCTTGATGCTGAACTACAAAACCAGTTAAATATGTTTAGTAGTCTTGTTGGTTTTGGAACAAAGTTTTATAATTTCTCGATGAGTAATGGTGTTACAGCCACTGAGTATGCTGGTGAGAGACAGGATTTTGTTCGTAATTCAGGTAAAATGACTAATATGATTTGTGTAGCTATTAAGTCTTTGGTATCTGAGATACTTTGGTTAGGTCAAAATGTTCTAGGGGTAGCAGTTAATGCAGACGCTAAGGTTACTGTAACTGCTCAAGATAATATTGTTGAGGCTGATGATAAAGAGCGTGAGCAAGATAGACAGGATGTTAAAGATGGTATTATGTCCAAGGCTGAGTATCGTGCAAAGTGGTATGGTGAAACTATTGAAGATGCTCAAACAAAAATCAATGCTATTTCAGTAGGCACCGCACAATCAGCTGAATAATTTGTAACTATAAAGAGCTTGTATTGTTTATACAATATAGGCTTTTTGTTTAGTTTAAAATATGTTTTGTTAGGTATTTTTTAGTATGCCGATATTTTTCTATAACTACCTCTTGACAAAAAATAAATTGCATGCTATAATACCAGTAAAGTAGTCGAGAGACGTAAAATCGTGGAGGATTGATATTATGGATAACTTAACTAATGTTACAACTGCTACACCTATTACCCAGCAAAATGTGCAGAGTCAGCCTACTCAGACTCAAGTAGTCAATCAGGGGTATCCTACTCAGCCTATTCAGCCAACCCAAAACAATCAGGCATTGTTTACACAGGAACAGTTGAATAGTATTATTCAGGGTAGAGTTAATCCGCTTAATCAGCGTGTTCAGGATTTAACAAGTCAGCTTGCTCAGGCACAGCAGTTATCACAGAGTTACCTTAACGAGTTACAGGGTTACAAGAACAAAGAAATTGTTGCTAATGCAGGAGTTCCTGCTTACATGCAAGAGTTTGTTGCTTTTGAAGCTCAGAAGCTTGCGGTTAATGGAAAGAGTTTTGCGGACGCTGTAAAGGAATATACAACAGCAAATGCTCAGTTATTTGGTATCAGTCAGGGCACTCAAAGCACTCAGCCTACACAGAACGTGATTCCAGTTGCTGGTCAGGTTGGTTCTCAGACTGCTAATCAGAACCAGAGTGTTGCTCAAAATCAGCAGGTAAATACAAACCAGCCTAGTGCTGTTGCACAGGTTCAGGGTGTTGTTCAAAATCCTAGTGTTGCTGTTCAGTCTACAATTCAGACAGGTCAGGTAGCACAAGGTGCTACTTCCTTTACAGGGGTAGTTAATCCAAACGGGGTTAATGATATTGACAGTGCAGTCGATACATTTCTTCGTAATAAAGGTATACGAAAATAGGAGGTAATTAATTATGGCTTTAGTTGTAGGTCAGGCTACTGTAGCCACTGGTATGTCACCTGTAGTTGAGGGCGGCTTATATGCAGATGAAATTTTTCAGGATGGTGTAACTTTCACATCTGAGCATGATATCGGTAATGCAGGTCAGATTCAGGTTGAGGTTTATTCACCAGATAATAGTATTGAACCAAAAACTCCAGGTGCTGATTTCACAAATAGCGAGTATGCTAATACAGTCATTGATATCAATACTAATAACTCTTTCCAGAAGAGTCAGAAGGTTCCAGCTTATGTCCAGGCTACTATGCCAACATCAGTTCTTTTAAATAAGACTTGGGCAGTAACTGAGGATATTCGTATTGCTCGTCAGAAAACAGGTCTTGCTGTATTATCTGTTGAGGGAACTGCTTCAGCCGATACTGATGCTATTACATCAGCTAATGTTAAGGAAAAGGTTTTAGCTCTCCGTAAAGAGTTAAGAAAGAAACATGCTAGACCAGATGTTGTTATTGCATCAGTAGATACTTATTCAGCAATGCTTGAGACAGCTGGTAAAGATTATACACCTGTTTCAAACGATTCAGTTGTAGCAACTGGACGTGTAGGTTATTGGATGGGTATGCTTTGGGTTGAGTCTACTTTACTTGGCGATTCTTTCAAGTATAATGACGCTTCAGGGGTAGCTAAGACAGCAGATACTTCTGATGTTGAGCTTATTATGTATGACCATATGGCTTTCTCTATCATTGATAAGTTAGTTATGCTGAGAACTATTGATAACCCTAATGCAGCTGGTTCTCTTGTTCAGGAAGAGGTTGACTCTGGTTTCAAGGTTACAAATGCAGCTTGTGTAGCTGTCAAAAAAAAAGCTTAGTGGAGTCTAGTAGTATAGAATCTGGTTCTGTAACTACTAAGTCTGCTAGTGCTACAACACATACTTTAGGTAAGTAATCTAGTGGGTGGCTAGTCCGCCCACCTTACTATAAGTAATATGTATTAATACTGATTAATATTTATTAGTTGTAGTAATGGAGGTTTATTATGATTACTGTTGATTATACTTATTACAAAGATACGTATGGTGGTTCTCTTTCAGAGGAAGATTTTAAAAGGTTAGTTAATATTGCTTACGTTGTAGTTGATAACTTTACATTTGGTAGGTTTCAAATGTTAGACGAAAAGGCTGTAAATGATTTCACACTTATGAAAGTAAAGACATGCATCTGTGCTTTGTGTGATAAAGTCGAAAACGCAACATTATCAGGGGTAGCTATCAAGTCATCTGAAAAAGTTGGCTCTTGGTCTGTAAATTATGCAGCAGATAGTTTACCAAAGTCAGTTCAGGCTAGTTTGTATTCAGTTGTAAATTTTTATCTTGGTGGCACTGCACTTACATGTAGCTGGATTTGAAACACTAATGTTATTAAGGAGGTTTGAATATTATGTCGATGTTTCCACATACTGTCACAATTTTTAACAAGTATGAAGATAATAATCGTGTAAAATATTCTAAGGCTGTCCTTACAGGTGTTCAGTTTGTTTTAGATGAAGTAAGTTCAAGAAAAAATACTGGTGATTCTGCTGATGATAAAGTTACTTGTTATATTCCGAGTTCTGTAAAATCAGATAAAGTTTTTATTGATTCATTTGCTTTTGAAAATGATGAGTCTGTCGACAAAAATGTTACATATACATTATCTAAGGGAGATTTAATTGGTTTTGGGGATATTTCTTTAGATGAATTAAGCATAAACGAGTATAAAAACTCAAGGGGTAGCCTTTATGAGATTACAGGTATAACTGATTATAATCTTGGTTCATCATTAGACCATAAACTTATAGTAGCTAAGTAGGTGATTACATGGAAAACAAAGTTATTAATATTAATGCTATAACTGAATTACCTAATATTATAACTGATGATATTAAATCTAAAATAGAAGCAAATAAGCCAAAAGCTTACACTCATCTTGTTGATACAGTAATAAAGGATACAGACCAATTTGTTCCTTACAAAAACGGAAGTCTCTCAAAAAATATTGAGAAGAATCCAACAGGTTATAGCTATAATACAAATTATGCAAGTTACGCTTTTAACCCTATTGCACCATCAGGTGTTCCAAAAAATTATACCAAAACTACTCATATACAGGCACAGGGTTATCCAGTAGACGTTTCTGAACGTGAGTTTACTAAGAAATGGGCTGACCAATATGCAGAAGACTTATTACAAGGTTTGAGGTGATATAATGACGTATTCAGATATAATTGCTTTTATAATTGATTATGTAAATAAAAATTACAGTATTCGTGCAGGAGATAAGTTAAAACTTACTTTCGATGAGATGAAAGCAGATAAAGATAGTATTATTCTTACACCTAGTGATGAAGCTTCAGTAGGTGAGAAAAAGGATATTACAGGGTTATTTGTAGATGGTGAGATACCATTGAATTGTTATTACAGAATTATGAATAATGATAATGGTTATGCTGACCTAGATGCTATTAAAGTAGTTAATGATTTGATAATTTTTATCAAGTCTAACTATAAATTAATGAAAACCGATGATTTCTACGTATCAGGGGTAGACATTAAGTCAACTGCAAAGTTGTCAACTGTTTACCAAAATGGTGTCAAAGATTTCATCAGTAACTTTTCTATTAAATATGGAAGGAGATTATAACAATGGCTAATTTAACAGAAATTCGTCAGTCAACTGTAGGTTCTGAGGAACTCTTATACTTTATCGAAGTTCCGGATGACCTTTCAAAGTTTGACACTAAAGCATTTCACATGGCTCTTTTAATGGCAGAGTCTAACTCAATGGATTCAGGGGTAGAGAGTGATGACCCAGCAGACGTTACTTCTAAAGTAGCAAGTCACGTTATCACTGCTTATAAGAAGAGTTTCACACATTCAGGTGTTTACCTTAAAGAAGACCCTGTTTGTAAGTATGAGGAGTATCTGTTCGATAATGATGTTACAGACAGCAAGGCTAACTGTAATATTGTAGTTCTTAAGACTTACTCAGCAGCAGGTAATGAGGCTATCAAGTATCCTGCTATCTGTGAGGTGTCTTCATTTGGTGGTGATGCTCAGGACAAAATTAATGTTGAAGCTACTTACACAATCATTGGAGAAGGCGCAAAAGGAACTGCTACATTTGATAAGGAAACAGGTGTTGCTACATTTACAGCTACATCAGCTTCTAAAGAGCTTTAGTATTTTCACAGGATACCTCTTATGGCAGGGGTATCCTTTAAATGAATTTTAAGGAGGATTTGAATTATGCAGACTATTAAAAATCTTGGAAGAGTTTTAGAGTTAAATGTTGAGGGAACAGATAGGGTTTTAAGAATTGACTTTTCTGATAAACGTATCGTAGGTAACGTTTTAAGGTTAGTTAAAAAGTATCAGAATATGGATACTGAGCTTGCAGAAAGATATGATGCTGTAACAACAGAAGACCCTATTGATAAGCTTATTGCTTATAGTGAGATTGAAGAGGATGTGCTTACTACATTCAAAAAGGATGTAGACGGTGCTTTTAATACAAATATTACTGAACAGTTGTTTGGTGACACATTACCAGGGGTAGAGCGTTACGCTGAATTGTTTAGTATTATCGTTCCTTTCTTACAGGAGTATAAAAAGGAAGAGGATACTGCTATCAGTGAGTTGAATAGACTTTATAATACGGATAAATTTACTGTAGTTGAGGGTAATGGTGAGGCTGATGTATAATTGTTTAATTGAGCAGTTTCCATCAAATTACAGGGGTAGTGCCATTAACACCAGCTTTAGGGTTGGTGTTATGCTTACCTTATTAACAGAGGATACAAGATTTCCAGAGGATATGAAGCTATTAAAGGCTTTTGACTTATTATACAAGGATAAAGTTCCAGATATTGAGACAGCTTATAATGGCTTAATATGGTTTTTATCTTGTGGTAAGTCTGAAGTATATTATCTTGAGGATGAATTAGCAAGTTCAAATGAAAAGTATTTAGATTTTCAGTATGATGCATTTGATATTTATGGTTCTTTCCTAGCTAAAGGGGTAGACCTACATAAGTCAAATATGCATTGGTTTAAGTTTATGTCTATGCTAAACAACCTTGGAGATTGCCCTCTAAGCCAAAAGATTTCTTATCGTGCTACTGATACTTCTAAGATGAAAGGTGATACTAAAAAGTATTACACAGAATTGAAATCGAAGTTTAAAATTAAAACTCAAGTTACTAAGGAAGAGCGTGATGCTTACCTTGCAGCACAAAAGGAAAAATTTGGTGATTATTACTACAAGCTATTAGGAGGTAAGTAGTATGCTTTGCATCATAAATGATAAGCCTTATGAGATGAGTAAGAAAGCATTTGAGATTACTTGCTCAGCTGTAGCGGAACAGAAAAAAGGAAGCTATTCTATATATTGTTTAGTATTAAACGACTTTGCAGAGTTTATCAACGAAAATTTTAAAACAAAAGATGAACTTCGTAAGAAAGTAGCAGAGTATGCTAAAAGAAAGTTTAAGGTTAAATACACTGTTGCAGATTAATTGTTTTATAATATTTATATATTGTATATGATTTCACTTACCCTTTTGTGAATATTCAAGGTATCTCAGTTGTATTTCCGTAAAGGCAGTATAAGGGGTAGTTATAAAGAAGGATTTTCAGAGGAGAGTAGCGATACTCTCCTTTTTAAGTTTATAAATAAAGGAGGTTTATCAAATGTCAAATGTAAATGTGAAAGTAAATGCTGATACAAAAGTAAGCATAAATACATCTGACGCTATAGACAGATTGAAGAGTTTAGAAAATCAGTATAAATTACTTTTAAGACAAATAAACTCAAGCCCAAATACTACTTCGTTAAAAGGTTATGTAAATAATCTTAATAATATAGCTCAGAAAATGAGAGATATTGCATCAGCTTCTCAGGGTATAAATATGTCTGGTGTTGAGGACACAATATCAAGATTATCAGGGATAGGTAATCAGTTAGTAGCACAGCAAAGACAGGTATTACAGTCACCAACAAATGTAGCATCTGTTAATACAGCAGCAGATACTGTTGCAAATAATACTAGGTCTAAGTTACAGTCTGCAGTGAAAGCGGTATCAGACTCAGCAAAGTCAGCTTTAAAGCAAACTGCAAATATAGCAAAGTCTATTATTAATACATCTGCAAGTTTACTTAAGTCTGCTTTTTCGAAGTCTTTAGACTTTATAAAAAGTAAGTTCACATCTATCTTTTCAGCTAAGCAAACTTCAGGTATAGCTGGTCAGTTTAAAAATTTACTACTAGGAGCAGGGGTAGTAAAGTCTATTAAGACTATGATTGACTATAGCTCAAGTTTGACTGAAACAGTAAATCGTATTGATTATGCGTTTAAGGGTAATGCAGATAGTATCAAAGATTGGGCAAAATCAAATGTAGATTCTTTTGGTTTAACAGAAGGTTCAGCATTAAAGTTTGCTTCTACATTTGGTGGTATTCTTAACTCTTCAGGTGTTGCTAGTGATGAAGTTGTTGGTTTATCTGAAAATCTTACAGAAATGACAGGTGATTTATCATCATTCTATGATGTAGACCACGATGTTTTCTTTAAGAAATTACAGTCTGGTTTAGCTGGTAACTCTGCAGCATTAAGAACATTCGGTATAAATGTTTCTGCAACAAACCTTGAGTTATATAGACAGTCACAAGGTATTAAGACTGCCTATAAAGATATGGACCAAGCTTCAAGAGTTATATTACGATATAACTACATTGTGGACTCAGCTAAAGACGCCAATGGTGACTTTGCGAGAACTCAGTATACATGGGCTAACCAAGTAAGATTACTTAAACAGCAGTTTGTAAGTCTTGGAACTATATTAGGTGGTTTCTTTGTAAAGTCATTATTACCTGTAATTCAGGTTTTAAATCAGGTATTTGCCTTTGCTGTAAGAGCAGCTACTGCTGTTGCAAAGTTATTTGGTTTTGACCAAGAGTCTATTAAAGACCTTGTAAGCGGTATTGGAGCTATATCAGATGATTCTGCAGGATATATTGATGATACTGCTAATGCTTTAGGTAACGAATCAGATGCTTTAAAGGATACAGGTAAAGCAGCCAAAGAAGCAGCTGAGAATCTTCAAGGCTTTGATAAGTTAAATAATATCACAACTGATAAGAGCTCAGGTGCTTCAGGTGCTTCAGGTGCAGGTGCTTCAGGGGTAGGAGGAGCTGGTCTATCTATCAAAGACTGGGGCGATGGTTTAAAGGTTACCAAAGAGCAAACTGAATTTGAAAAGTGGCTAGATGAATTATATGATTTGTTTGCAGCTAAGAACTGGAAAGGTGCAGGAAAGAAAGTCGCATCAGGACTAAATGCCGTTACATTATCTTTATACGGTAAGTTAACAAATCCAGAAAATAGGAAAAAAATACATAGTTTCAATGACGCTATCACGGATTTCTATGACGGTTTATTAGATTATGATACTGAAGCATTAGGAAGAACTGTTGGAGCAGGTATAAACTTAATTGCATTCTCAATTAATGATTTATATGAGACTGCAAGTGAGAAAGGTTTATTAACAAAGACAGGTGAAAAAATAGCAGATTTCTTTAATGGTCTAGTAACAGGGGTAGACTGGAAGGAAGTCGGTAAGGCTTTTACAACAGGTTTCAGAGCTGCTATGGATGTATTGTCAGGCTTTCTTGAAAAAGCAAAGAAAACAGATTTAGCTAAAAATGTTGGTCTTGCTATCAAGAATTTCTTAAGTGGTGCAGTAGAGCGATTATTTGGTGATGGTGGAGCAAAGGAGATAGGAGAAAATATATCGGGGGTAGTAAACTTCGCACTTGAATCTTTTGCTACTGCTTTTAGTAAAGACGCTGACGGTAATAGCGTAGTCGATGATATCGCAGATAGCGTTCTTACCGTAATTAATACTGCTATTGAAGGAATTGATGAAAATGACTTAGCAGACGCTCTAACAGCATTGCTAGGGATAATTGGAACGTTATTTGGTATGCTTGGCGACATTGATACTGATACTCTTTCAGATAAAATCTCATATGCAATAAATACAGCGGCAGATAATGGTTCTTTATCAGATGCAGTTAGCGGTATCGCTTCAGCTATACTTAATGTATTTAATCTATTAGGGAAAACATTTGAGAAGATTGATTGGTCTAGTGTAGTTACAGCAATTTGGAAAGGTTTAAAAAGTGCATTAGAAACAACTGACGGTGGGCAGTATATTTTCCCAGTATTTGCAACATTGTTTGGTTTTAAGTTACTCGGCAAAGTAGCTTCTTGGGGATTACATGCTGTAGGTCTTAAGATTATTAGTAGTATAGCAAGAGCAATTTCAGGGGCTACTGCAACTCAACAGATATCCAGTGCTTTCAGCGTATTATTAAAACCATCAAACTTAGGTCTTGCAGGCTTAGCTGTTGCTGTAGGCGCAATGCTTGTCACAGGTATAAAGGATACTGTAAAGGATAGACTAGGTAATAATTTCTTCGATGATAAAACTATTAACAAAGTAAAGTCACAATTATCTGGAACATTAACTTTTACTGTAGACCCTTCAGCATACACAAGCCTAACAACATATAGGGATAAGTTAAAGGAGTTAGCTACTACATACGATAATGTAGCACAACTTGTAGATGACCCTAGTTTCGGTAAAGATACAGCGGCATCAATCAAGGATTTAACGGCTTACATGGAGCAGTTAAAGAAAGCTGGAGCTGGTGGTTCAGAAGCATTTAAACAACTTGAAGCTGCTATAGATTCTTACAACAAAGCAGGGGTATTTGATAAGTCGTCTGAAATGAAAGCAGTAAAAGCAGCGGCTCAGTCATTACAAACAGAGTTCGATATTACTGTAGACACAATAGACTCTTTAAATGATGTTCAGTTTAATGCGTTAAATGAAAACTTCTCTAAGCTAAAGCAAAATACATCATTTAGTGCCGATGAAGTAAATGAGTTAACGTTGACTTGGTCTAATGCTGGAGAGCAGTTGTCTAAAGGATTATTGGATAAGGTAAACGAAAATGTAAATACAGATACCTTGGTAAAAATCTGTGGGGCATTGAATTGCAGGATTGAAGATATTATGGAAGTTGTTCCAGATGAAAAATGATGCTGTGATTATTATAGGACAGCAACTATGGTATTGTTTGTATTGTAAAATTCAGGAGATTAGGTATGGAACTAATTAACAACACAACTAAAACATTGAGAGATGATTTAGCTGTTGAGATAAAACAAGGCAGTAGACTTTCTGTTGCAGCAGCCTGCTTTTCTATCTATGCTTTCCAGGAATTGAAAAAGGAACTTCAGGGAATAGACGAACTAAGATTCATTTTTACATCACCGACTTTTACAACGGAGAAGGCAAAAAAAGAGAAGAGAGAATTTTATATTCCAAGACTAAGCCGAGAACGCAGTTTGTATGGAACAGAATTTGAAGTCAAGCTTAGAAATGAACTTACACAAAAGGCGATTGCAAAAGAATGTGCTGAATGGATTCGGAAAAAGGTTACTTTCAAATCGAATGTAACCAA